ACTGTGCCAGTGGCACCTGTCTTTTTCAAAGACACTCCCATCAAATCTTTAGATACAAATAGTTCTGCTAGTTTGGTATTCAATACTTCAATAGAAGTTGCTGACACCTTCTTTGTGAATGGGGTTAGTTCAGCAATTACCGCTGCTTTGCTAGATCTTTTAACCATCCATATGTCTGATGGATTCCATTTATCTTCGTTCTGTAGATTTGATTCCAAAGATGTTTTACATTTGGCAAATGCTTTTTTAATTACACCATCATCAATTTCTTTATCACCACGAACAAATAAGTAATCACCTCCACTTACTTTCGCATGAAGTTTGTTGGCACCATCCATAAAGACCTGCTGCCAATCAGGATCAAACCCCATCATTTCTTCCATGGTAGCATCTGGAGTATCAATATACTGAGATGCTTTAGCAAGATCATCCTCAGTAATCATCATACCAGGTTCCATATCTGTATTGAAGACATGGAAACGAAGTGCATTGTATAGACAAGCAGCACTCTCTTGTATCTTAGTCTTTGCTGCGCCACCGCCTGACCCTGCAGACTTGGATGGTTTGAATTCAACGCGAATTACTTTTACTTTATTATTTTCTGACCCTACCTGTATGTCTAGCGATGGAATCTCAGAACCTTTCTTCTTTAAGATCTCTACGATATGTCCTTCGGACTCCATTGCTGCCTTTACATTGGTAGTGGCAGTTCTTCTTTTTGCTTCAGGCACATACACTTTCATGTAGACCTGAACTTTTTTCTTCGGATCGGTTTCTGCTTTCTTGATATCAAAAACCAAGTAACTATAATCTTCTGTGGCAAGAGACTTATAAACTAGGTCTTCCCATGCGTCTCTTACTGCTGATGGTATTGTTATCATGAAAAAAACCTCCGCCTAACTATTTAGTGTTCCAGTCGAGACTAATGTCTCTTTGGATTGTTTTGGGTCCAGGGAAGAAAGCGAAACTGACACTGATTCTGTCTGTGAGTGGTTGTGCATGATGAATTTGTCCTTTCGGAACTATCATAGCATCTCCTGGACTCATGACAACAGATATTGCAGGGCGTTCTGCAATGTTAGGAAACGTAGATGGCACAGGGTTCATCTGATTCCATACGTTCCAAGCACACTGACCTTTGCACTGCACGACTAGGTTGATACTACTGTCACAGTGTGGCATGAAGGACGAACTGTTTTTCTTACCATGATATATGTGTGCATCACATGAGACATGGTTTGCTTCTTCGATTGCCTGCACCATGTCTCTAACCTTAAAATTGATATAAGGTGTTTGCAAAATAAAAGACGCTCCGATGTTCCATAGATTCTCTATGACATCTGCGTCATAGGTTCCTCTCCATGGTCCATCGTGCGTCTCATAAGGTAATTTCTGTCCAGTATCTGGATGAATTAATTCTAATTCTTTCTTGATGTACTTATGTTCATTCAGATAGTTTTCGATGTCTTCTATACTAACAAGATCAGGTTCAAATGCTCCAGCAATATATTGAGCAGGTTTACGTATCAATCCGTTATAATCAAATGCCATCTAAAAAATCTTTCTCACGTTGATAAGGTTTTGTTTTACCTGTCCATAAATTATATCCTTCCTTGACTTCTGGCAAGAGCCACTGGTCCACACGAACACAATGCTCCCAGTTGACAGGGTGAGCACAACTCACCACTACAACAGAAAAGAATGCTCGTAGGTGGATCCAGAGACTAAACATTATCTGTCGCCTGCTGCGCGATTTTCTGATTTAAATACATCAAACTCACCACCTGGATAACGCTTCTTGAGTTTGTTGACATTAGTTCCGATCAACTCATCGAAGGATATATCAAGTGCCATTGTAGCTTGAGCAACGTACCACATAATATCACCCAACTCAATGATAAGATGCTCACGATTATCTTCGTTCCACGGTTTTCCTTGGAACACCATCTTCTTAATGATTTCAAGAAACTCACCACCCTCAGCATTAATTCCAACACCAGCAGTAAGCAGTCTCTCAATATTGGCACCTTGTCGATCCAGATCACCAATACGGTCAGCGAAATCAACAAAGTTTGTAGAACAATCTGAAGTGACTTCTGCCACAAATTCTTGATAACGTTCAAAATTAACCTTAGACATGTTTAGATAATAAATTGATTGAATTTGTCCAGACGATTCTGGCGTTTTGATACATCTTCCAATGCATCCATAGTGTCCTCAGACACTGTAACATCTTGGATGGAATCATCCTCAACATTATACAGCTTCATCTTGGATCTGTCAATACCAACGGTAAATCTGCGATTAGATGCAGCATCGTTGTATCTGTTCTTTAGTTGCTTTACCATAATGCGACCTGACTGTTCTAATTCTTCTGTAGAAATTAGAGCAAACATAAGGTCAGCAGTAGCAGGCAAACCAAAGGATTCAGATGTATCAGTAAGTTCTACATCTGTTGATCCATAACCAGAACGAGTAGTCTGAGTAGCAGATACAATTGGAACATCATGCTCACATGCTAGACCACGGAGCTCTTCAGCAATCGATTTTACATATGTATATGAGTTTACAATATGTCCTTTATATCGTGAGGATGCACAGATATTCAAGTAATCAATATAGATGATGTCTGGTTTGAATGCTTTCTTCAATGAAAGTTCATTGAGCAAAGACTTGAAGTGTCCAGCATGGGCAGATGCTGTAGGGTATTCTTTAATAATAAGTTTACCCTGTGTCTTGCGAGCAATCTCAGCAACTCTAGATGTAAAAATTTGCTCAGGGAGAGTAGCAATATCACGGATGTTAACGTTTAACAGATTAGCATCAATTCTTTCTGCAATCTTTTCTTCTGCCATCTCAGCAGTAATGTATAAAACATTCTTTCCTTCCTGCAATGCTGCCGCAGCACAGTGACACATAAACAATGACTTACCAACACCAGTACCTGCGAGGGCAATGTTCAGACTCTTGCGAGAGAGACCACCCTTAGTAATCATGTTGAATTTATCTAGATCGAATGGAACTTTTTCTTCTTCACAATGATAGAATTCATATCGTTCATTTACATTTTCTAGGTAGTCGTGACCGATGTGTTCATCAAAAGAAACTGCAAGTGCTTCTTGTAGAATACCTGGAATCGCATCTGGCGATAGTTCCTTATCACCACCATCTGCAATTTTGATAGAGTGTAGTAGGGCATTATAGATTGCTCGCTGTTGACACCATGTTTCTGATGCGTCAACGAGCCAATCAATGTCAACCCATTCGTCTGAGAATTGTTTAATCTGCTTAACAGATTCTTGATAAATTTCTTCAGTGAGATCACTACGTCCCTGCAGTTGTATAATTAAAACTTCTGCTGTAGGCATCTTATCATACTTAACAGAGAAGTCCTCAATTTCTTCATAGACTACTCTTTCAGAAATACTTTCAAAGTATTCTGGTTTGAGAAAAGGAACTACCTTGCGATAGAAATCTTCACTCGCGAGAAGATTTCGCAAAATAGTAGTTTCAATTTTCTCACTCATCTTCTACTCCATATAAAAATTCTTTATTTGCTTGGGAATCTAACTTCTCCAATACTTCTTGAGTAAAGTATTCCCCTGGTTCTTTGAGAATTGCTTTTGCATAGACTTTTTTGCCATTGATTTCGTAGCGACCAGCAACGTTTTTCCACATCCCTGCTCGCTCTCCCAACTCTAGCATACCATAGTATTTGTCTAGACCGCGTTGGTCAAAAAACAATCTGGTCTCAACCTTAGATCCTTCCTTGGTCAGACGAGACTTCTTAGCCTCGCATTTGATAATGTTTCCGATGAGAGTCGTTCCATCTTTTTCTTTTTTCTTTCCGAGATAAACGATTGTGCTAGCAGAATACTTGAGTCCACTGCCTCCCCCCATTTCTTTTGAAGGGTGATAAGCGCCGATGACTTCATAGGTGTGGTTGGTAACGATCATTGGTATATTAGCCTTGCCCATCTTCAATGTCAAGATGCGAAAACATGACTTAATCAATTGTGCTTTTGTCATGTCACGAACGTTCTTGTCGTCCGTGGCATCTTGAACTTCTTTGTTCGTGGCTAGCATACCCAAAGAGTCTAGCACAAACATGAGCGGTTTGCGTGTTTCTTTAGGTTGTTCCATGAATTTGTCGATGATGCGAACTGCTTGGGTTCGGAATTCTTCGATCGTATCCACAGGAAAAATTACCATACGATTAGAATCAATGCCACGACTCTCAATCATCTGCTTACTAATGGCAGACTCAGTTTCAAAATAAATGACTCCAGCGTCAGGATCAGTATCGAGAAAATGCTTAACGATACTAAGACAAAAGAAAGTCTTACCCGTGCCTGATTCTCCTGCCAGGGCAGTAATCTTATTGGAAGGAATACCTCCAAAAATAGAACCGCTAACGACGGCGTTAATAATATAACTGCCAGTATCAACGAAAGATTCAATGTCGCCAGCAGCAACCCCGTCACTAACAAGACTAGCATACTCATTCTTACTGTCCTTAATGACAGAATTTAGGAAACTCATAATTAGAAAAATGATAATAGGGAAATTTTCTTTTCATAGTCCCAGGAAATACATCCTAGAACTTTTTTAAGTGGTTCAAGAAAAGATTTCTCAAACTGGGTTTGATAATCAATATACTTATCTAGGTTAAATTCTTTAGGTATATCACTGAAGAAACTAATACAGTTTTCTTGTAGTGGGTTCGGAGTTTTTAAGTAAATGAATTTAATCTTTTCACCTTCTTGGATGATAGGATACTTATTAGTTATCTTATGTTTATTGATATGATAATTGTAGAGCAATGATCCACGTACATGAATAGGTGTTCCTTTCATGTAAATCTCATATGGAGATTTGTATTTTGTCATACCATTACATCCGCGAGGGAATGCTATGTTCACATAATCTTGTTTACGTGTGTCTGATTTTACATGCTCAATAAACTCAATGAGATCTTCATTAGTTTTCGTGAGAATAATTTCAAACGCATGATATAGTTTATCACGATAGTATTGAGGTGTGGAAGATCTAGCAGTTTCCATACCACAGATTTTCATCTTGGGTTCTTTGTATCTGACACCCTCACTATCCCATACATTAAGAACATAGCGTTTCTTGGCAGTCCAAAAACCACGGTTAGCAATGTTCTCTCGCTTCATGACCATCTTCTGGTCATATGCATTCATATATGTGGCGAGCTCTTGGTAAGAACTTTCAATAAACTTTTCAAATTCCACTTCACACACCTTGTCAAGGAACCCAACAATACTCTCATCAGTTTTCTCTCGGTTGGCGAATACAGTTTCAACCAAAGGACCCAGATTGAGATACATAGAGTCGGTATCACAAGCAATAACATAATCAACATTATTAGTTTTAAGAATTTTGTTTAGGTATGCATTGGTCTTATTACTAATCCATCGAATAGAAAGTTGACCAGACAAAGTAATTGCTTCAGCAATCTCTAATCGAAAGTATCGAAAGTGTTCATTACCAATGGCACCATAAGCAGAGTTGAGAGAAATCTTCTTTGCCATCTGGATGTTATTACATCTAGCAATTTCTTTCTTCAATGCTACTGTAGGATTTTTTTCGTATGCTTTCTTTGCCTCGATCATGCGCTTCTTATATACGACACGTGAGTCATACATCTTTTGCATCATCATGGGCAGGAAACCTTGCTCAGACTTGCTATACAAGGTCCCATTAGCAGCAAGACATTCTTCTATACCTGACGTGTCGATTGCTTTGTCAAGTAACTTGTCAACTGTTGCGGTTGGGTGTCTATTAGGCAATAACGTCTCTGGCGAGAGGTTGTATTGCATAATGAGGTGAGGGTATAGGGAGTTGAGGTCAAAAGATACAATCCAGTCATAAAATCCTGGATTAGGTTCTTTGACATATGCCCCAGCATACTTAGCATCTTTACGTGCCTCCTTCTTAGGTGGAATTGCAATCTTTCTTTTGTTTAGTTCGATGTAGATGTAGTTATCCCACATACGAACCTGCGAGAATATGTCTTCGTAGTTTACCTTAGCATCATATGCCATGGTGAAGGCAAGTTCTAGCAACTTCATCTTATCGTCTAGTTGATCTACCAGGCGAACGTCAATGATGTTGTACTCTACAAACTTCTGCCAGTCTTTAGTATAGAACTCTTTGAAGGTGTCGTACTCACTATGATCTAGTTTCTTTGTATCTAGTTCTACACTAGCAATATGATCTAGACGATAGGATGATTGATTTGTATACGTAAACTTACGATACAACTCAAGATAGTCAAGCGTTGCGATGCCTGAGATGTCGTATGCAATTTGCTTGCGACCTTTAATATAAATCTCTCGGCATAAAGTTGACTTCCATGGAGACAACATCTTTGCTTCACGCTCACCAAGCACACGTTCAATACGCTTACTAATGTACGTCATATCAAACAACTGGACATTCCATCCTGTAATTACATCAGGAAAGTTAGACACCCAGTAGTGTAGGAATGCCTTGAGCATACCATCTTCAGTTGAGAAATGCATGTAATCAACATCTTTATGACTGTTGTCAAATGCATAACGACCAAAGACTTGGATACGTCCAGTCTTACTATCTTTTAATGAGATAAGAAGAATCTCTTGGTCAGCAGTTTCGATGTCTGGGAAACCATTCTCAGCAGCAGTCTCAATGTCAAGAGTGAACACTCGAATGTGACTGGAGTCAAACTTGATTTCATCTTCAGGATATTCCTCAGAAATATACTGGTTCAGATATCTAGTTTGACCACAGATCTCAAAGTCTGGAATTTCTTTATGATCATCAACAAACTTTCTAGCATCACGAATTGTTCCCTGCTTAACAGGACGAACGTTGTCACCATCTAAGGTTTTCCAGCGTGAAGGTTGGGGTGTAGGAAGATACAGTGTAGGGTTGAAAGGAACTCTGTGACTGAATTGTATTCCGTTTTGATATCCACGAACGTGGATGTTATTACCTGCTTGTTGTACGCTGGTGTAAAACTTCATTCTGTTTCTTTGTCTTTCAGATCATAATAAAGGGACATGTACATAGCACTAGGTTCAGCAACAATGGTAAGGTTTTCTGAACGAACAACTAGTTCTCTATCCTCACTGAAGGGAGGAAAGGGCACTGCCCCATCCTCATTGACTTCGCATGGATATTTTAGCACACAATCGGGGTCACCCAACTCAGTTCCAGGAATTTCTTCAATTTCTGCCACGAGCCAGTGACCATCATACTTAACAAGTTTGATCATGATCCAACGCTTACATCTTCTGGAGCACCGTTGCCTTCAAATCCATTTACGACTGCATCGATGTCTGCCTGCTGTGCTGCGATGTTAGGGTTCTCTGCACCATCTGTCCACTCAGGAAGATCAGGAACGCCTTCAGGGGCGTCTGGGTTGCCTGTGATGGCATCAACCTTCTGGCGGTATGCTTCAGCAAGACCTTGATCGGGTTCACCCAAAGCAAGCACAGTGTCATAAGGCACTCGGAATTGGAAGTCAACCGAGTAAGGACACCACTTACTGAACTTAACTTGAAGGTCGCGAAGAGCACCTTCTTCAATCTCAATGAGTTCCAAGATGTATGGGTTGTTCATCATTAAGCAAATGCCTTTACGGTCATCGCCTTCACCCTCAAATACTTCTTGCAACTCAGTGATGACACGCTCGCCATTCTTGAAAACAATAATCTGTTCGGACATAATACTCCAACGTTTCTACTAGTATAGCATAAAATTACAAAGGGGGCAATGACCCCCTGTGACAGATATTTATTTGACTTCGTAAGTGGTTCGTCTCATGTGGTCTGGAATAATTTTTTCCAAACTAACCACCAGCATACCATCCTCAAATGTTACGTCCACAACTCTAACATCGTCACCGAGTTGCCAAGTGTTCGCAAATGATCTTCGCGAGACTCCTTTGTGTAAGTATTCTGTTTCAGTATCCTGTCTTGTAGTGTTACTGGTAACCTTGAGAATGTTTGATTCAGTAGATACTTCAATCTCCTCTCTTTTAAATCCTGCGAGAGCAATTTGAATTTCGTAATTACTGGCGTCATGTTTGATTAAGTTGTACGGGGGGTAGTTTTTGTTATGATTGGTCATCGAATCTAATCGATGAAACATATCATTCAAACCTACGGCATGCGGTAAATATAAGTCCCATGTATGTGTCATTGTTTGTCTCCTTGTATAAGCGAGAGGTGTAATGGACCCCGAAGGCATCCACTGGTATTTAATAAAGTCATAAAAAAACTGCTACAGTGAATACCGTAACAGTTTGTGTGGTGTTCCGACTTTTGTAGAGACCGCACGAA